TCAGACACTAGGGCATCGACAAGCTTTGTTCCGTCCCACTTAGTGTATGCGGTTGTGGTTAGGGAAGGGGCGCCTTTAAGTTCTACGTCACCTGAATTGACAGTGATACCTGTACCCGCTCCAACAACAAGTGTTATGGCTGCGCCTAGAGCTACCGGCCCGCCCCCGGTCATACCATTACCCGAATTAACGGTTACGCCGGCATTGCTTAGGCTAGAGTTTGGGATACCAGCTAAAGAGAGCGCGGTACCCGCAATGCGTATACCTGTTGCCGCTGTAGGGACAAGCCATTTTGTTGCTGAAGCGCTATCGTCCCAGAACATGATTGCGTCCTCACCAGCGTCTGCTAAGCTCTCAATGGCTAGGTGGCTGAGGGATACCGTCTTATCTGCGGTACCGGTAACGGAGATACCTGTCCCCGCTAGGACATCCTCGATGTCCCCGCTGACGCTAAGCCATGAGGTTCCGTCAGAGATAAACAGTCTGTCTGAGGCCGTATTAAAGTATACTGCGCCCTCCCCACCAATGGCCGGCTCTACGGCTAATGGATGGAGCTTCGCGTTTTGTAGCTCGTTGTCGTTGAGATTAATCGAAGATAGGTAATTGATTTTGTTGAGTGCCATGGTGTGTTAGTTGAGGTAGGCTTTTCCGGAGAAGGCGCCTGAGAAAGTTAGTGTTACTTGGTTGTCTGAGTCGTAGTCTACCCGGCCCACCACTACGGTGTCGGCAGAGTCTACGACTGTGATTGATGGGTGCTTGCTTAGGTTGTGTGTTATGACCCATACCGTCGCCGCTATTGGCTGGTTATGTGCATAGTGCTTGTCCGTTACCGCAGATAACCCCGCGATAGAGTACTTGTCCAGAACCGTTAAGGTCTGGGACGCCTCCTTTACCGTCGTTACTCTCTGAGTATCTGGTACCGTGAGAGCAATAACATTGCTCTGCCCGTTGGTTATATCTACGTTTAGGTCAGCCATCACACGGATACGTCTTCGTTAATCTTAAAGATTCCGTAGAACCAAGTCTGTACGCTGGAGTCTGACGCTAGGGTCGCTTGCAGGTCATACACATATGTGCCTGCCTCTACTGTAGCCATAATGGCGGCCGTAGATGTTATGTTTACTAGTCCGGCAATAGTGCCAGTGATTACAAAGCCAGAGGCTGAGGTGTCTAGGGTTGCCCCCGCTGATGTATCCGTCTCTCTTACCTCCATCTTGAAGGAGTACACCGTTGGTGTTGTGACGTCTATGGCTACGCCCGCAGAGTCTTTAATAAAAAGCTCCAGAGAGAATGAGTCACCCTTGCGACAAGTGATGTCCACACGTTTTGAGATGTCTAAGTTTACTGATGTAGCCATTATGCAAATATAGTTAAGTTTACTGGTATGTGTAGTTGATTGCTGTACATTTTATGCCTTCATTAAATCATCTAACGCATCACTTGATTCATCCTCCAACTCCCCACGTACACCTTGACGCTGAGATATGAGCTTACTCTGCTTAGAGGCCTGCTGGTCTACTCGGTCATCCTTACGGTCCTCCTGTAGCCCCTGAAGGTCTTTCTTCATCTGGGCCCCGGCCTTTGCCGCCGCGGTGGCGTTGTTGCCTTTGATTGTTTCAATCTGTGCCTTCAGTGAGTACTCCATCTGCATTCTCTGCATGGACATCTCATTCACCGCTTGCTCCACCTGAATCTTAGCCTGTGCCTTCACCTGCTCCATCTGCGCGTCTAGCTGTGCCTTCACCTGACTAGCCTGTGACTGTGCCTGACTCTGTGCCTGTATGTTCTGCATGGCCTCGTTTTGCTTGCGCTTGATGCGCTTCGCTCGGCGGACCACAAGCAGCCTCTCCGCTTGGTCTACGTCCTTAATCCTACGTATAGCGATGGCGTCCTCTAGGTCAATCTCCCCCTGTGCTAGTGACTGCTGGATGTTTTGCTCTAGGTATACCCTGTCGTTGTCGTTCATCTCTGTCTGTACAACGACACCAAAGTTTTTCATAGGGAGCTCCTCAAATTCTTTAAGGGTACCCATGGCTGACTCCCCGATGGCTTTAACGTATGTCCCATATAGGACGCTCTCTTTGGGTAGAATCTGTATGCACTTAATGATATCCTCACATACCTTCTTGTATAACACTAGGGAGGAGTGGGTGATGTCGTACATGGCGTTGTTTGCTGCGGCCATTGCCTGCTCACGTACACCGACTAGCTGCTCACCCTTGGGTGTGCTCCCGTCCATTACCTCGTTGATACCCGTGGCGTCACGAATCATATTCAGGTAGTGGTTGTATAGCCCTATAAGCTCGTTGATATTACGGATGCTGTTATCGATAGAGCGGATTGGTGGGTTCTGGAATCCCCCGTCTGGGTTCTTGCTGCGGTAGTATATAACGCCTGTCTGCTCGTAGATGTCTTGAATATCTAGCGGCGACAGCTCGCCCCCTGTTCCTATCTGCACATTCTCTAGTCCCTCGATATCAATCATGATTCCGTCAGGCTTAGCCTTGGCGATAGACTGCTGTAGCTTAAGGTGTGTAATCTGCATCTGGTCCGCGAACCCAATCACGTTCCCCACCATAGACTTAGGCATCATCTTCCTGAAGTTGGTAGATGTGATAGAGTAGGACAGTGTCGTGCGGGTGATGTCATGGATGTTCCTAGGCTGGTTAAAGTTTTTGCCGTAGTTAACTAACGTATCCGCGCCGTCGATATAGATACCCCCATACAGGCACATAGTATCCATGTACACGGGCTTTCGGTCATACACCGACTGTGTGGGTATTTTATACTCTTCGCCTTTATTGTAGAAGCCTATGTTGCCGTACTTAGAGTTCTTCTCTTCGTACACGCTCTGGTCTAGGCCTATGAACTCAAAGTCCAATACCGTCACCCTGTACTCATCGTACCCGTATGAGTTACGCCCAGATGACTGGTCGTAATAGTTGTGCCCTATTTTACTGCCGTCGTTCCCGAACTTGCCCATGCTGGCTTTAGCGATACGCAGCCATTCGTCTTCGGTCATCCCTTTCGCTAGGCGCTTAAGGTCTAGGATGGACATCTGGCGAATCTCCCCGGCGTACACTAGGTCGCTCATCATAGGGTCCTCCGTGTAGGAGTGGATAAGGTTTGCTGGGTCTACGTAGCGCTCCGTTATCCCGTAGTTAGGGTCGTTCTCTCTTTTGATGGCCGCCATCCCTACCACTACTAGGTCCTCTACTGCGCGTCTGAATATAGACTCATTGAATGAGTTCCACTCTAGCGTTAGGTTTGTTGCAATCTGCGTAGCAATCTCTGCCGCTACCTTAATGTTTGTGTCTAAGAATATCTCTGCCTCTTCTGGCGTGTCGGGTAGGGTGTCTACCTCGCTCGTTACCTGCACCCCCATCTCACGCATCCCTTTAAGGAAGGTTTTATTTTCAATGACAGCCTTCACGCGGGCCTTACGCATCTCTTTCTCTGTTCTAGATACCGGGTCGATTGCCTCGACGTTAGGGTATGGGGCTTTGGCTAGGATTTTATTTACTACAATCTTAACGAACTTAGGCACGATAGGTACCGGGGACCAGTCTATATTGAGCAGTGTCCCGTCCCCACCGTTGGGGTTTAGGCTGTTTAGTATCTGCTTGTATATCTGTGTGTTCTGCGTCCCTTGGGCGTAGTCTCTGTTTGTCTCAAAGGTCTTCAGCCTTTTCTGATATAGCCCAGAGGTGGCCTCTGCCCCCCCCCATTGTGAGAGTATTGCCTTGGCGTATTTCTTGCCATAAGCCTCAGAGACTTTCTGCGACGGCAGCGCAGACGGGTCAGGGAACGACCCTAGGTTTTTTCCTTTATGCATAATTCAGAGCGTTTCGCGAAGATTTTATAGGCGCTAAATTACAACTTTAATCCTTGATTATCAAGGGAGGAGGTCTAGAAATCTTCTCTGGACCAGTGCTTCTGTGAGCGGAAGAATTTTTTACCTGAAAAGTCGGTGCTCTTTTTCTTCTCTGTCTTCACCTGCGCGGCGAGAAGACACAGGCCTGAGGATATCGAGAGGTCATACTTTGTCCTGTTGGTAATCTTAAACCCCACCCAGTCCTCTAGCGTCCTGTCGAGGTACATCTTACCGAACCCCCCGTCTTTGGTCTCCCCTACGTGTGTGTGTATGAATGCCTCTATAGCCATGGCGTGTGCCTGAATCATCTCTGAGGAGTTTGATGGTACGCCCTTTGTTTTAGACTTAGACATCGCGGACCCTAGGTGCTCCGGCCTATCAAGGAGGTAGTTAACATAACCCCGCTGCTCGAAGTACCTTGCTATCCCGTACTTGTTGTTCTCTATCAGCACGGGGTACCCGAAGAACACTGCCGCCATGAGTACGTCCTCATAAAAAATCTTTGCAAGCGGGGGACGCTCCGCGTATTCCGCGACGAACATATTCGATGCTTGGTTCATGCTAAATTTATTATAGAAATGGCAGGCCCCCTTGGAGCCCCTGCCGTCTACTGTAGCATCTAGGTCGTATGAGTCACACCCTCCGACACCTAGGTTCGCGTTACCGGGGGATACGCCCCCTGTCTTGCCTCTTCCTTTGTTATTCCTGTAGTCTTCTGGCGGTATCCACGCTATGTGCCACCTTCCGTCGGCGGATGGGGCGAATACGATGTCGGTATCTACCTCCCCATTTTTCCAGTGAAAGTTGCCCTTAACTACCGGATTAGGGTATATCATCTCGTTATACTGTATCTGCTCGTATATCTTCCCTAGATTAAACAGGCTGGTCTCTACTGAGTCCCGGAATGCCTCCGTCGAGGAGAAGGGGAACTGACGCACCACCTCGTTGAGTTCTCTGGAGTCGTCCTTCAGGGCCACCCTCTCGTTGTTTAGGTATGTACGTGCGCCTATTACAATCTCCTCCCCGTCGATACCCATCACTGGTGACTCGGGGTCGTCAATAACGGGGGCCCCATACATATCAAAGAAGCCCTCTAGGGCATTGTATGCCGGAACGAACAGCCTATACAGCATAGACTTAGTACGTCCGTTAGCGTTGCGCTCACTAGGGTCTGAGTCCATCCATAGCTTCTTGTACCCGTTGCCTCCCTTGTCCATAGGGTTTACGGTGGAGCCAATCATGGCCGTCCCTACAATCTTTTTACCTACGATAAGGCACGTGCGGTGGATACGCCATGTCTCGCGTATATCCGCTGGCTTCTCGAACTTACCCGCCTCGTCTATGAACAGTAGGTGCAGTCGCTCCCCGTCATATGCGTTGTTTGTTGTTGTCCTCCAGTTGAT